TTCACGGCCTTGAACTCAAAACGGACGGCTCGTTCCGGTTCCGTACGTTGGTTATCCTCGTGGCCCGGCAGAACGGTAAATCAACCCTCGGTCAGGTACTGGCTCTGTGGGCTCTGTACGTGTTGCAGGTCCCGCTCATCATCGGGACGGCGCAGGATCTCGCCACGGCTGAGGACCTGTGGGAAGATGTCGTCGATATCGCGGAGAACAACCCCGAGCTTGACGCTCTGATTCAGTCGGTAAACCGGCGCAACGGGGCGCGCAGCCTCGAAGTGAAGCTAGGGACCGAGTACAAGGTCAAAGCGTCCACCCGTAGGGCCGCACGTGGTCTCTCGTCCGACCTGCTACTGCTGGATGAACTGCGTGAGCACACCAACTGGGAAGCGTGGGGCGCAGTCACGAAGACGATGATGGCGCGCCCGAAAGCGCAGGCATGGGCGCTATCAAATGCTGGTGATGAGTTGTCCGTGGTGCTTATGAGCCTACGAAAGAAGGCGCATGCGGCGCTTGGCGATCCTGATGGGATCAACCGGACAGATGTGCCCACGGTCGATGGCGACGCTCCTGAGGAATACGAGGACCAGTCGCTGGGGATCTTCGAGTGGTCAGCCGCTCCGGGGCGATCCAGGTGGGACCGGACGGGGTGGGCCGAGGCGAACCCGGCTATGGGGTATGGAGCGCTCACCGAAGAGGCGTTAGCGTCGGCTTGTGCGACCGACCCTGACCCCGTGTTTCGTACTGAGTGTTTGTGTCAGTGGGTTTTGGGTACGCTGGAGGGCCCGTTTCCGGGTGGCTCGTGGGAGTTGTGCACCGATCTAACCGGTCAAATTGCAGACGATTCGGAGCTGTCTTACGCGGTAGATGTTGCCGTGGACCGTTCCACCGCGTGGATCGTGGTGTGTGGCTCGCAAGCTGGGGGACGACCTCAGGTTGAAGTGGTTGCTGGCCGTCCTGGCGGGGGTTGGTTGAATTGGGTCCCTGAGTGGTTCGAACAGATTGCTGACCCGAAGGCCCCGGTGCGGGTAGTTGTGGCGTCGCGGGGTATGAACCCGGCGTCTGCGCTCGTTGAACCACTACGTAGCATCGATGGGGTCGAGTTGGTGGAGTGGGCCGGCCCCGATATGCCGATGGCTTGCGGCCTCATTTACGACCGCGTCACCGCCGTGTTGGAAGATACCCCTCCGTTTCCGCCTTTGGCCCACCGCGGTCAAGAGGCGCTGAACATGGCAGCAGCGACCGCTGCGCAGCGCGTTTCCGGGGACGGTTGGTACTGGGATCGACGGAACAGCGCGCAGGACGCGAGTCCACTGGTGGCGGTCACCGGAGCGTTGTGGGACCACCTGAGGATTCGTGAAGAAGCACCTAAACCGAGCATTTATGCAAACGGCCCCTTGGACTTGATGTGAGGCGGGTTGATGAAACTTTTTAGATCGTTCATTGGTGACCGCGTGGTTTTCCCCTTTCAGGATGTGATCGGGGAAGGAACTTTGCGAGCTGTGGAACGAAGCGGGTATATGCTGATCACGGGTTGCGTGGTTGATGGCTACGAGGCCGGCGATTTGGTGATCCCCCCTCCGGACTGGTTGCGGAGGGTGGTGGACGATGGCTAATTTTCTCACGACTGGTGAACGCGGGTTCACCAATGCGTTCGTTGATGTTTCCGGCATGAGGGAGCCCGTGGTTGACATTGCCGCAGTCGTTGGCAAGACTCCGGTGGATATCTGGAAGTCTCAGCCGTCTGTGCGTAAGGTCATCGACTTCATCGCCAGTAACATCGCGGCTATCCCGCTTCATGCGTATGAGCGCTCTGATGAGGGGCGGGTCCGAGTTCGGGACACCGACCTCGCGAGGCTATTGGCTCACCCCTCGCCGGCACGCGAAGAGACCCCATATCTATTTTGGAAGCGCGTCCTCATCGACTGGTTGCTCTGGGATAGAGCGGCTGTCAAAATTGATGAGACCAATGCGCGGCTGCTGCGTATCCCGCCTCAAAGGTGGAAGCCCTCAGTCAACGGACACGGCCTGATCACCAAGGTCAAGGTTGTCAACGAAAAGGGGCTCGTTTCAACATTCAAACCCGACGAGTTCTTGCTGTACGCTGGCTACTCTGGCCCCGACTTTTCGGGTATTAGCCCCATGGATACGCTGCACGCTATTCTGAAGGAATCGGCTGAGGCTCTGAAGTTCCGATCGATGATGTGGCGTCGTCAAGCGACGCATACGGGCGTCGTTGAACGCAGCAAAGAGTGGGACAGCGCGGAGTCGAGAACCAATTTCCTCGCGGGGTTGCGTGCATTTGATTTAAAGAGCGAGCGGTCCGGTGGAACGATGCTCCTCGATGAGGGTATGGTGTGGAAGGATCGCAAACCCTCGTTCAAGCCCTCCGACCTGGAAGATATTGAGGCGCGGAAACTCACCGACGTTGAAGTATGCTCCCTGTTCCATATTGCGCCGGAGATGCTGGGTGTTAGGGCTGGGAACTACTCCAACATGGAGGCGTTCCGGCAGTCCCTCTACCGCGACAACCTGGGGCCTTACATTGAGGGGTGGGTTCAGGCTTTGCATCCTCTGATCACCACGTTCACGGATGCGGAATCTCCCGACACCTATATCGAGGCGTTCCTGGATGCGAAGCTGAAGGGTTCATTCGAGGAGCAGGCCAAGACGTTCCAGACCTCAGTTGGTGCGCCGGTGATGACTCGCAACGAGGCCCGCGCCAAGATGAACCTCCCTAACGTTGATGGTGGGGACGAGTTGATCACCCCGCTGAACGTGATGATTGGCGGCCAAGCGTCCCCAACTGACTCCGGGTCGCAGAACGAAAAGGGCGTGAAGGGAAAATCGTGGAAGACGGCATCTCCTGCCCTGGCCGACATCTGGACGCCTGAAACACTGTCCGAGTTGGAGCGGTTCTTCGCTCGTCAGGAACGGTCTGTTACCGCAAAAGTGAAGGCGCAGTCCTGGTGGGACGCGGACCGGTGGGACGCGGACCTGGCTGAGGTTTTCAGCGGGGTCGCCAAGCGCATATCGGGTCAAGCCGGCCCGGAGTATGCGAGCCAACTAGGGTTTGATCCCTCCTTGTACTCGGCACTTCGCACGTACGCCTACCTCGAAGCGGTATCAATGACGCGTGCGCGGTGGGTGAATGCGAAAACGCTGGCGGCTTTGGAAGAGGCCCAACTCGAGGGGGTCCCATTCAGTGATGTTTACGCGGAAATTCGTCAGAAGCGGTCCCGAGTGATCGCTGCGGCGTTCGCTGCTGCCGTGGCTGGCTGGGTTGCCGAAGAAACTGGTCGTCAACTCATGCCTGGACGCGGATATAAACGGTGGATTGTCACCTCGTCTCGTCCTCGTTCTTCTCACGCGGCGTTGAACGGGGAGACCGTTCCTATTGGTAAGCCGTTCAGTAATGGAGCCCAGTGGCCGGGTGATCCCGCTTCAGGGGTTGATGAGGTTGCCGGGTGCATGTGTGGTGTCGAAATAGAAAGAGTGCTATGACAGTAACAGTTGTGGTCGGTCCTCCGTGCGCTGGCAAGAGCACGTTTGTCCAGGACAGTGCCATACCCGGTGACTTGATTGTTGACTACGACTTGATTGCGCGTGCTTTGGGGGCCAGTGAGCACCGTCCGCAGGGTGCTATTCGTGATGCCGCGTTCGCGGCGCGTAGCGTGGTGATCGACCAGATCATCGGTGGGGTGGACGCGGATTCGTGGGTGATTCACACGAATCCGTCCCCCGCGCAGGTGGACCGATACAAGAGTGTGGATGCCCGCTTCGTTTTGATTGATCCGGGCATCGATGTTTGTGAGGAGCGGGCCGCCACGGATGAGCGTCCCGAGGGGACAGTTGATTCAATCCGTAAATGGTATGCGTCGCCACCGGATTTGGAAGCAGTTATGGAGCCTCCGAAAGGGGACTTTTTTGGTGCCCACGGGAGGGAGCGAAACATGGAAACCAAGATGTTTATGGTGAAGGCATCCGAGGATGCTGACACTCAAGTCAAGTCATTTACGGGGTATGCGTCCACGTGGACTACCACTCCGGACTCCTACGGAGACATTGTTGAAAAGGGGGCGTTCGCGGATACTCTGTTGGCCCTCAAGGACTCCGGGAAGTCGTTGCCGGTCCTCTGGTCGCACGAGTACCACAACCCCGCATCATTCGTTGCGAAGGTCGTCGACATCGAGGAAGACGACCACGGGCTATGGGTCCGGGGCGTGTTCTTTGATGATCCGGAGTCGTTGAAGGTGTACCGTCTCATCAAGGAGCGAGTGGTATCCGAAATGTCGTTTGCGTTCGATGTTGTCGACTCCGAGCAGGTCACGGTCGACGGGGAACATGTGAGGAAGCTGAAGAAGCTCAACCTGTTCGAGGTCTCCATCGTGATGTTCGGGGCGAACTCCGACACCTCGATCGAGTCGGTGAAGGAGGGCCAGCGATTCACAGCCACCGAGGTGGCAGCGTTGAAAGAACTGGTCGCATCTAGGTCTGCCTCCGAGGAGGAGGAAGTAGCGGGTAAGCCCGATTCGGGTGATGCCGCGCTGCGCGTCAAGGAAAGAATCAACGCCCTCATCGGGGCAGAAATGGAGGATTCGAAGTGAATCTAAAGAACAAGCGCGCAGCGGCTGCGAAGGCAGCAAAGACTGCGCTGGAAGCAATGCAGGCCGACCCCTCGGAAGAGAACGTCAAGGCCGCCGAGGAAGCCGCTGCTGTCCTCGAAGAGGTCGATGCACGCATGAAGCGCGCCGACGCCTCCATGGCGGCCATCAAGTCTCTCGGTGACTCCGAGGAGCACGAGGATACGGGTGGGCATACGCAGCAGTTCAAAACCCTGGGTGAACATTTCGTTGGTCACGCCAAGGACGGTCTGCATGAAATTCGCGGACGCCGGGGATCAGTGGCGGCTCCCGAATTCAAGGCCGCTACGGACGCCCAGGTGACTGGTGGCGCTGACGGTGGTCTCGGTGTTCTTCTCACCGACGTGGACCGCAGTATCGTTCAGGCTTACCGCCGTCCGACGGTTACCGGTTTGTTTGGCCAGGGCCGCATCTCCGGGCAGGCCATCACCTATTTCGTGGAGGGCGTCCGCGAGGGTAACTTCGCGACCGTGGCTGAGGCGGGGAAGTTCGCCCAGCTACACTACGCTAACCCGACCCCGGTCACCGATGCGCTCTCGAAGATCGCGGGCTTCATCAAGCTCTCCGACGAGATGATGGAGGACCTCGACTTCTTGGTGTCTGAAATCAACGGGCGCCTCCTTCACGACCTGTCCCTGGTCGAAGAGGCCCAGGTTCTGTCCGGCGACGGTGTAGGCAACAATCTGCTTGGCCTGCTCAGCCGCGACGGGATCCAGACCACGACCGCTACCGCGGCAACTCTGGCCGACGAGGTGTTCAAGTCGATGACGAAGATCAGTAACGCTACCGGCCTGAAGGCCGATGCACTGGTCATCAACCCCGCCGACTATGAGGGTCTGCGCCTGGCGAAGGATGGCAACTCCCAGTACTACGGCGGGGGTTACTTCGCTGGCCAGTACGGTGTCGGCGGCGTGCCGGAGCAGCCCCCAGTGTGGGGTCTGCGCACGGTGGTCTCGCCGGCTGTGGCAATTGGCGCTCCTGTGGTTGGTGCGTTCAACACCGCCGCGACCCTGTACCGCAAGGGCGGAGTCACGGTTGAGGCCAGCAACTCCAACGAGGACGATTTCACTAGTGGTCTAGTGACTGTTCGTGCAGCCGAGCGCCTTGCGCTGGCGGTACGTCGTCCGGCCGCGTTCGTGAAGATCACGGTCGCAGAAACGGCGAGCCTCGGCGAGGGCGATAGCGGTTCCGAGCCTGGCGAGGGCGATAGCGGTTCCGAGCCTGGCGAGGGCGATAGCGGTTCCGAGCCTGGCGAGGGCGATAGCGGTTCCGAGCCTGGCGTTTAACCGAGTAGGTCGTCGTATGGGGTGGGTCCTTGAATTCGGGACCCGCCCCGTGCGAGTAGGAAAGGACGATCGCATGGGTCTAAAGATTTATGAGTACATGGGTGGGACCTACCAGTTCACGGAGGGAAAGCAACCCGAGGGCGCGGTCCTCGTGGAAGCGAAACAGCGTCCCGCTCCAACTAACAAGGCGCGCCGTAAGCCGGCGAACAAGGCGCGCCGTAAGCCGGCGAACAAGGGGGGTACCGGTGAGAGTCGTACTGGACAGCGAACTCGCGGACGCAAGCGTGCTTCCACCCCTGCTGACGAGTGATCAACTAGCGGAATCTAGCGGGGGCGCTCTCCAAATCGGGGACCCCCGGCTTGAAGCTGTAGCTAACGCGGCGTCGGAAGCGGTCCGCCGGTACTGCCGGTGGCACGTAACCCCCGTGGTTGAAGAGACCGTGGTCCTTGATGGCACAGGGGGAAAGGTCCTCCAGCTGCCATCCATGCGGGTCTGGGATGTTAGCGAAGTGAAAATCGGGGGAACCGTCGTGCCCCCCAACCAGTACGCGTGGAGCGCTGCCGGACTCCTCGAGTTGCACGGGGAACTCGGCGGGTGGCGCGAGTTTCCGCGCGTGTTTCGCGTGGTCGAAGTGACTTTCACCCACGGATATCACCAGGCGCCAGATTTGGTCGCAGTGGCGGCTCAGATTGGTCGGTTCGCGTTGTCCTCCCCGATGGGGCGGACTCGGGAGCAGGCCGGGCAGATCGCGGTGACGTGGGGTGCCAGCCAGGGGTTGGCGTGGACTGAGGGCAACCTGGCCATCATGGCCCCTTACCGATTGCAGATGATGCCATGAGTCTCATGGTTTCGTTCGCTACCCAGAGTGTGACGCGCCTGCGTGCGAACAGGGTTGAAGAGTGGGGTCAAGAGGTTGTCGACTGGAGTGATGTTGACGAACTCGAGATTGACGGTTGTGTTGCGTATGGGCTCGCGAGCGTTGAGATGGAGTCCGGCAGGGACATTACTGGGTCCACCGTCCAGTTGATTGCCCCGTTTTATGCGGACATTAAGGGAGGGGACCGTATCAAGTATGACGGTGCGGTTTACGAGATTATTGGTGAACCGCGAGCGCAGCGCTCCCCCACGGGAAGTATTTCTAACTTGGAGATCGTGTTGAAGAAGTGGGTGGGCAAGAAGTAGTGACTAGGAAAGCTAAGCCGTTGAAGATGAGTCAGAACGTGCGTTTGAAGCTCAACACGGCTGGAGTGCGGGAGTTAATGTTGGGTGATGAAGTCGCTGGTGATGTTCAACGGCGCGCGAAAAAGGTAGCTGCGAAAGCGGGTCCTGGGTTCGTGGCAGAGCAGGATACGCTGCGCAGAGTCCGTGCTGGTTCACGTGTTGTGACTCGTACGGAAGCTGCGAAACGCACGCAAATGAAGCATAATGTGCTTGTTAAGTCTTTGGATGCGGCAAATGACCGGTAACGATTTCATTGGTGCAATCATTCAAGAACTTGCAGAGGTTTTGGGTGTGCGTACTGTTGGCCAACAACCTGACGACGACACGGTGGTTGATAGCCCGTTGTTGGTTGTTGAACGCGTAGGCGGAACTGCTGACGAACGCGGCATTCGTGACACGCCACTTGTTGAAGTGTCAGCCTGGAATGTTAGTAAGAAGAAGTCTCATGACCTTGCTAACCAAGCCCGCAAAGTACTATTAGAGCTTCCTCCGAGGTTTCGGGGGTTTTTTGTTTACCGCACTCAGGATGTTTCTGGTGTGGAGTACGCGCCTGCAACCGCGTCGCGCGCGTACCAACATCGGGCTACGGTCGCTATAACTATTCGAGGAATAGCGTGACCACGGTCCGATAAGACGATTGCGTCCAGCAAAGTGCTGGACGTTTTTTAATGCACTTTTGGAGGGTGCGATGTTTAAAAATGTTAAAGCGGAGAATGCGCGCATATTCGGTTCAGACGATGATTCAGTCGCGATCGGTGACTCGCTAGAGGCTCTACTCCCCGAAGGCCTAGAACCTTTGAGTGACGACTTCACTGAGGTTGGATGGCTATCCGACGATGGGATCGGCTTCGCCCCAGAGGATTCGGTTGATAAGCATCACGGTCATCAGGGTGGGCGCGTAGTACGCACGAAAATGACAACATCGGAAACGTCATTCACGTTCCAAGCTTTAGAGTCGAAGCTTTCCCATGTTGGTCTTGCCATGTCAATTAAGAATAGTGAAACCACTGTGGAGGGTGACGCGACTAAACACACTATGGGTGGGCGCAAGGTTGAACGTCGCCCGTTCGTGGTTGACACGTATGACGAGGACAAGCACTACCGGTGGATTATCCCTATTGGTGAGATTGGTGAACGCAACGAGTTCGCCTTGTCGAACGCTGAAATCACGGGGTGGGAATTCACAGTCGAAATCATTGGAGACTTCTACCTTGTCACTAACGATCCGGCCATGGCGGAAGCGGCGAGCCTCGGTGAGGACGATAGTGGTTCCGAGCCTGGCGAGGGCGATAGCGGTTCCGAGCCTGGCGAGGGCGATAGCGGTTCCGAGCCTGGCGTTTAACTGAAACTGGTTTTGGCCGCGTCCCACCACTATCCGGTGGTTTGTTCCTCCACCTACAGGGCGCGGCCAAAACCTTAAACAAAACAGCAATGTTGGTGGAGGAACGTGTTTAAAGTGTGGAGGAAACAAGGATGACTACTAAGAATAAGCAGGCCGTGTCAGAACCGAATTGGAAGGTTCCCGCGTTCCTGGAGGCTAGTGAAGCCGCTGAGTTGGAAGAAAAGTTCGCTAAGAAAACGATCGACTTTTACGGTGTAACAGTCGACTTGGACCCGAGCGTTTTAGTGGACCGCGACTTCATGGAAGGAGACGCGGCTGAACTACCATTGACCGCTATGCTTCCCCTTCTCGTACCAGACGAAAACCAGCAGGAACAGTTGCTCGCCATGTGTCACGACGGGACACGTGTCAACCAAGTGTATGTGGGGAAACTCGTTGAGAAACTGATCGCGAGGTCTCAGGAAAAATAGCTTGGTTCCTGTACCTGTTGGAGCGCGACTATTACAGGGACCAGTTAGAAGCTGATTTTCAGCATTATTACGGCCTGGATTTGCGGGACGTGTTTACCGGTAAAATTTCGTTGCGACGCGCAGCTGTCCTCACTAACGGGTTGCCGCCGGGTGCGGGGGTTAGACGCTTGTTTGGTGGGGATGGTGCATGGTCGGACGAGACGCGGATGCTCGCCGGTCTTGTCGACCAAGTTGTTTCACTTGCCCACAACCTGGCGGGAGGTAAAGGGGCGAGGCCGAAGCCTACGGTCCCGCCGGAAGAACATCATGTGGAGCGGGAAAAGTCGAAGGTAGACAAGCTTGCCGGCAAGGCTCGCCGGTTCATGGACCGTTTCGGGCGGTGAGCGTCCAAGAGTGGTCTAAAAAGAATTTGTGTGAATAGAAGGGAGCCAGCTAGTGGCTTACGAAGTGGCAACAGCTTACGTGTCGATCGTTCCTTCGATGAAAGGCATCCAACGCAGTATCGCTGAAGAACTCGGCGGCGTGGACAGGCAGGCCACTAAGTCTGCTAAGCTCATCTCCCACACAGTAGGTAAGAGCCTTAAGAAGGTCGGCAAGATTGGTGTAGCGTCAATCGGGGGCATGGCCGCTGGCCTTGCAGGTATGGTCGCCAAAGGTGGGTTTGATCGTGCCCTCCAGATTGAGGGGGCGCAGGCGAAGCTTGAGGGCATGAAAATGTCTGCCTCTCAAGTGGAGGCCGTGATGAGTGATGCTCTTAAGAGTGTTAAGGGCACGGCGTTTGGGATGGGGGACGCTGCCACGGTTGCGGCGCAACTATCAGCTGCTGGCGTCCAGTCAGGCAAAGATTTAGAGTCCGCGCTTTCCTCGGTTGCTGACATTGCGCAAATGTCTGGCTCGTCCCTGACTGAGATTGGCATCATTTACGGCAAGGTTGCTGCTAAAGGCAAACTGCAGGGCGACACGCTGAACCAGTTGATGGAACGCGGCATCGCTGTAATGCCCGCGTTGCAACAGCATTTGGGTAAGACTGCTGACGAAGTGCAGGACATGGTGTCGCGTGGTGAGATTGATTTCGCAACGTTTAAGGATGCGATGGGTGACGCTTTCGGAGGGGCGGCACTCGCGTCGGGTGAGACGCTTCCGGGCGCTTTCGCTAATTTTAAGGCTTCTCTAGCCAGGTTGGGTGAGGGTCCCGCCGTAAAGATTATGGAAGCGCTGCGCAACGCTTTCAACGACATGATCCCAGCGATCGACACACTGTCAGAGAAGGCTGGGCCGGTGTTTGACCGGTTTGGTGAGTGGTTTGGAAACGCGGCTGGCGCGGCTACTGAGTTTTTCACAGGCCTGGTTGACGGGAGCCGGAAAGTTGACACCAGCCTGTTTACTGCGTTGGCTGACGGGGCGAGAGCCCTGTGGGACGGGCTAAAGAACGTTTGGGACATTCACAAGCCCGTAGTTGGTGCCATTGGTGGCGCTGTGAAAGACTTGCTTCCACACGTTGTGGAGTTCGTTGGGAAGGTTGGCGAACTGACTGGCGCTTTCCTCCAGAATGAGACCGCTGTCAGGGTTCTGGTTGGTGTGGCTGGTGGGTTGACGGCTGTGTGGGCTGTCGGTAGGGCTAGCGAGTTCGTGAAGATGGTGAAGGTGTCCGCTGCGGCGTTTAAGGCGCAGGCGGCGCAGATGACGATTGCTAAGGGCGCTACACTGCTTTATACGGGTGCGCAAAAGCTGTTGAACCTAGCTTTGTCGATGAATCCGATCGGCCTGGTCGTCATGGCGCTTGCGGCTTTGGGTGCGGCGTTGGTGGTGGCTTGGAATAAGTCGGAAACTTTCCGCAGTATTGTTATCGGCGCTTGGGAAGGCATTCAAAGCGCGGTTAGCTCTGTGTGGGGTTTCATGCGCGACGTGGTGTGGCCGGGGTTGAAAGGGTTTGTTGAAAACCTGGTAGGTAAGTTTCAAGATTTTAAGGCAAGGATTAGTGGCGCTTGGTATGGTGTGCAACTTGCGGCCCAGGTCGTGTCTGACTTTTTTGTTGGGACGATCAAAATGCGCATGGAGAACGTGTCGAATCGTATTGTCGGCGCTTTTAATGTCATGCGTGATGGTGTGACGAAGGCTTGGAATGCGATTAAATCAGCGGCTGCGAAGCCTGTTAATTTTGTGATCGACACGGTTTACAACCAGGGGCTTCGGGCCGGGTTTAATAAGGTCGCAAACGCTGTCGGTTTGAAGAGTGTGCAGTTGCCTCGCATGCAGACCCTGTCTTACGCGTGTGGTGGCGTCTTGCCTGGTTACACGCCGGGCCGTGATGTTCACAAGTTTTGGAGTCCAACCGCTGGGGGCCTCGAATTGTCTGGCGGTGAGGGTATTATTCGCCCGGACGCTCTGAGGGCTTTGGGTGGCGCGGCCTGGTTGAACATGGTGAACCGCACTCGGGGGCGCGGCCTAGCGAACGTTGGGGACGTAGGCGCGGTACAACGGTTTAAGGATGGCGGCGTTTTCGGCGCGGTGAAGAGTTTCGGGTCTAAGGCTTGGAACGGGCTTTTGAGGGCGAAGGATTTCGTTGGTGATGTCCTGTCAGACCCTGGCGCGGCTATCAGTAATCTGGTTCTGGCCCCCGCACGCAGGTTGTTGGACACTCTTGGCAGTTCAATGTTCGTGCAAATCGCCAAGACGGTTCCGACCATGCTGTTCGACGG